CAACATTTACCGTTGACCAGCAAGGTCGCCTGACGGCAGCGGCGACTACCGCAATCTCCATTACCAGCTCACAGGTCAGCGACCTGGGTACGACCCTTGGAGACTACGTCAGCAAGACCGCTGCTGGCACCGAGTCCATGATCGGCTCCCTGACCATCGGCGGGGACCTGACCGTCAACGGCACCACAACCACCATCAACACTCAGGACGTGTTGGTCGAGGACAAGAACATTGTCCTTGGCAATGTGACTACGCCGACAGATGCCACGGCAGACGGTGGTGGTATCACGCTTCTCGGGGCTTCCAATAAGACGATTAACTGGGTTGATGCTACCGATGCCTGGACTCTTTCGGAGCATGTCAATATAGCGGCCACTAAAGAGTACCGCATGGACGGCACCACCGTCCTCGGCTACAACGGCGCTACCAGGATCCTTGATAATGTTGAGATCGACGGTGGAACTTTTTGAAAACTCTCAAACGGAATACTACAAGGACCGTACATACGGTCCTTTTTTATTGCTAGATAGCAGTCATGGCCAACGTGATCAAGCTGCGCCGTAGCGCGGTTCAAGGCAACATGCCCACAACTGCGCAGATCGCGCTGGGCGAAGTTGCTATCAACACGTTTGACGGCAAGCTGTTTATTAAAAAGGATGATGGGACCGAGTCGGTCGTAGAGCCAGGATACAATGGCGCAATAGTTTCAGATACACCCCCAGCCGCCAGGCCTGACGGTTCGACACTGGCAGAGGGCGATCAATGGTGGAAGTCCGATGCTAGCGCCCTCTATGTTTATTACGGAAGCTCCTGGATCAGCGTAGGTGGCGGCGGCATAGAGGAAGCCCCGCTTGATGACAACTACTACGTACGCTTTTCTGGCACGTGGGTCAACCTCACTGACGCCCTGACCGCCTTGGGGGTGCCAGTGGCAGAGCCCGTTGACGCGGGCAACTTTACGACTGGACTTGGTGCTGCAGTCACGAACCAGACCTACGACGCGGGCAACTTTACCGACGGCACTTCTGCGGCTACGGACGATACGGTGATCGATGGTGGGTTAACCACTTAGTAGGAAGACTATTGGGAATTAAGTCGCCACGATGCCAGTCCCCTCTCCAAGGAATAGTATCCGCATCGCTCGCGGCAACTTCGCAGACCTGAACGCAAACGCGGGCGCTTTTGGCGAGGGCGAGTTTATCTACGCAATCGACCAGGACCGATTTTATACCGCTTCCAGTGGTGTTCTAGTAGCTGTTGGTGCTGGCGTAGTTGCGGCTGAAGGGATCGATACACTGATTGACGTGGATACGTCTACGATTCCACCTGGGGTTGGGCAGGTTTTGAAGTGGGACGGGACCAAGTGGGCACCTGCAAACGACAGCAACACTGATGCCGTCACCTCTGTTGCGGGCAAGACTGGCGATGTGACACTGGTCAAGGCTGACATCACCGACTTTGCCGATGGCGACTACGCCACAGCGGCCCAGGGTGCTACGGCTGACACTGCCGTGCAGCGTGCTGGCGACACCATGACCGGCCAGCTGATTTTGGCCGAAATCAAAGAAACCACCTACACCCTTGGTACCACGGGCAGCATTGCCTTGGATCCAGCCAACGGATCTATCCAGATGTCTGTACTGACTGGAGCACCCACCTTCACGGATTCGTTGGAGGCTGGTCAAACGATTGTACTGATGCTTGAGAACGGCGACAGCTACACCGTCACCTGGCCCACGATGACTTGGGTCACAAGTTCAGGTAATGCCGCGCCAACACTGACTGCCAAGGATGCGTTTGTGCTCTGGAAGACGGGCGCAGGTCTGTATGGTTCTTACGTTGGGAATTACGTCTGATGCTAGGTAAGAAACTTATCCAAGCAGCATCCGGCAACGCTGGCGATGGAGGTGGGCGTGATATTGCTGTTGCCCACGTTGGTTCTCCTTACGTCACAGCCTACCCCTGGACTTCAGGCACTGGTTTTGGTACTAAATATGCTAACCCTACTACATCTCCTGCTAATACCGGCTATAGTGTAGCGTTTAGTCCCAGTGGTAATGATATCGCTGTTGGCTCCAACGTTACCCCTTTCATCACAGTTTACCCTTGGACTTCAGGTACAGGATTTGGTACCAAATATGCTGACCCTGCAGTGAAGCCTACTGGCTTCGGCAACGGCATAGCCTTTAGCCCCAACGGTAATGATATCGCTGTTATCCACCCCAATTACCCCTATATCACAGTTTACCCTTGGACTTCAGGTACAGGATTTGGTACTAAATATGCTGACCCTGTACCAGTTGTTGCCAACTGCTACGGCATAGCCTTTAGCCCCAACGGTAATGATATTGCTGTTGCCCACTCTGGTTCTCCTTACGTCACAGCCTACCCCTGGACTTCAGGCACTGGTTTTGGTACTAAATATGCTAACCCTACTACATTTCCTGGTGGCGGCGGCAAAGGTGTAGCCTTTAGCCCCAACGGTAATGATATTGCTGTTAGCCACATTGGTTCTCCTTACGTCACAGCCTACCCCTGGACTTCAGGTACAGGATTTGGTACCAAATATGCTAACCCTGCAACACTTCCTCCTAATACCTGCTACGGCGTAGCATTTAGTCCCAGTAGTAACGATATCGCTCTTGGCACCGACCTTACCCCTTTCATCATAGCTTACCCTTGGACTTCAGGTACAGGATTTGGTACCAAATATGCTGACCCTGCAGTGAAGCCTACTGGCTTCGGCAACGGCATAGCCTTTAGCCCCAACGGTAATGATATCGCTGTTGCCCACTCCAATTCCCCTTGCGTCACAGCCTACCCTTGGACTTCAGGTACAGGATTTGGTACTAAATATTCTAACCCTGCTACACTTCCTACTAATAACGGCAATAGTGTAGCCTTCTGCCCCTAATTCCATGAACAAACAAGAAACCCTTTCTGCTGCACTGACCGGTCGCAACGAAGAGATCGAGAACTACCAGATCAACATCGACAACTACGAGCGTGCTATCGCCAAGATCAACGCTGAGTATGCCAACAACGAAAAGATGATCGAGTTCCGCGATCGCCTCAAAGGCCTATTGGCGGAACACTACACCGAACAGCTCAAAGCCATCATCATGCGTGATGTAGTGGCTGATCAACTCGCCGAGATGGAGGCACCCTGATGCTTTATGTCCTGACCAACGACCAAGGCGACCTGGTTCGTTACCCCTACACGCTGACTGACCTCAAGCTGAACAACCCGCAGATCAGCTGGCCGCAGCAGATCTCCGATGAGCTAGCTGCTCAGTACAATTGCTACCCCGTCACGCCTGCAGCGGAACCCGACTACGACCACACGCTGAACTACAGACGTGTTGCGGTCAAAGAAGGGGATGCCTGGGTGGAGCACTGGGAGTCCAACCCCGCTTCATCAGAAGAGATCACCGAGCGCACCAACAGCGCATCCGCTTCAATCCGCGCAGAGCGCACCGCCAAGCTGACCAGCAGCGACTGGACCCAGTTCCCGGATACCCCCATGGAGCGCACGGTGCGCGACGCATGGGCTGTCTACCGCCAGGCACTGCGGGACATCACCGACCAGCCGGGCTACCCCCACCAGGTCGATTGGCCGGTAGAGCCAGAAGCCGCCACAACCACCGTGGGCCCGAACTACTGGGCTTTCTACGACAGCCTGCTGGTGTCCCCGGCGTACGGCGTGATCCGAGAACGTGCCGTCGCATCGTCGATTGCAATGGCAGCCTGCGTGGAGTTCATGGTGGCCTGCGGTGATGCTAAATCAGGCCGCGCCAATCCTGCTGTGGTGCAGGTTGCCATCAACAATCTGGTGGAAGCATCGCAATTCACACAACCCGAGCGCGATCTACTGCAAGATGCCCTAGCAGTTGGCGGCCTCGATCAGATGTACACGCTGCCACCCTTGAGCGCGAACTGAGCACTCCGCTCCTGCTTGGCACTCTATTTGAGTGCCTTTTTAATGCGATGAAGATCTCTCAAGCTGGCCTTGACCTAGTTAAGAGCTTTGAAGGGCTGTACCTGGACGCCTACCCCGACCCTGGCACCGGAGGGGAGCCGATCACTATTGGTTACGGCCATACCGGCGGCATTAAGCTTGGGCAGAAGATTACCAAGGCTGATGCAGAGCAGCTGCTCGCGATGGACATGGAACGCTTTGAGGCTGCCGTTCACAAATATATCGACGTGGATCTGACCCAGAACGAATTTGACGCCCTTGTTAGCTTCACTTTTAATGTTGGCGCTGGTGCGCTTGAGGCCAGCACGCTTCGCAAGCGACTGAATGCCGGCGAGCCGAAGGCCAAGGTCTTCAAGGAGGAGCTGCCCCGTTGGAATAAAGGCGGGAACGGAGTCATGCCTGGCCTGGTCCGTCGGCGGGCTGCGGAGGTCGAGCTGGCTACCGCGCAAGCTACCACGCAAGTTACCGCGCAAGTCTCGTTCCTGGAGAAGGCCGCAACGCATTACGTCGCAGAGCCCCACCAGACGGCCGCCTACCGCTGGCTGGAGGCCTCTCTGGGCAAGGACACCCTGGAGGAGTTCAAGGCCCGCTACAGGGGCTTCCAGCCGCCTGTGGAGCATCCGCCGATCCTGGCGAAGTTCCCGTTGGATGTACCGTATTTTGGCCAGTACGACTCTCGCGGCAGTATGGCCGAGCGCATGTGTTACTCCAGCTCCATGGCGATGGCCATTGAGTACCTAGACCCCGAAGCTATTGATGGCGATGATGATGACTACTTGCGGATCGTGCTGAAGTACGGTGATACCGTTTCTTCCGAGGCGCAGGTGGCCGCTGCCAGGTCGCTAGGCGTGCCGTGTCGCTTCAGGATGGACGGGTCTCAGGAACTGCTTGAGCAACTGCTCGATGACGGCATTCCCGTGCCGATCGGTATCCTTCATCACGGCCACGTCAGCAAGCCCGCGGGTGGTGGTCACTGGATCTGCCTGATTGGCCACGACGATACTCACTTCATGGTGCACGACCCAGCCGGCGAGCTCGATCTCGTAAACGGCGGGTACCCGAAGCGTGGCGGCGAGTACGGGAAGAACCAACGCTACAGTAAGAAGAATCTCATGAAGCGTTGGCTGATTGCAAACGACCATGACGGGTGGCTGGTCCTCTTCGACTAGGCGTCGACCCAGGTTCTGCCGTGCTTGATGTCTGACACGGTGGTTCTGGGGACCCCAAACATCGCACCAACAGCCTTGGCGGAGAGACCTTCTGCCAGGGCTTTTTTGATCAGGGAGACTTTCTCTCTGGTCAGCTTGGATTGACCGTGGCGCTCGCCCTTGGCGATGTCGGAATTGTAGTACTGCTGCGAGCGGGTAGCCCATCGCACGTTTCCTGGCTCGTAATTGCCATCGTTGTCGATGCGGTCTATACTGTGCCCTTCTGGGCGTGGTCCCATGTGCTCTAACCAGTTCCAGAAGCCCGATCCGCGCTCCAGCCACTGCGGGCAGACACTTATCCCGCGTCCGCCGTAGCGGTGGTAGTATTGGTGCTTCGGGTTACGACAGCGATCTCTCATCCCCGTAAAGGTCTTGTACAGGGGGTGGTCATCAGCCTTCATGTTCATTTCTCCAACCATCACCAGTGTACCGACTAATTTTAGGTAACCTTTGGCGACGTAGAAGTGACATGAAAGTTCTCGGTTTTCTACCTGGCTATCTTTGGACAGGAAGCACGTTGATAAGCACGGGCTCGGCCCTGCCGCCGACGCAGCATATGGACCCGGACACCGGAGAAGTCTACTTCTACGTCAAGCCGCACTTTGTTCATGGTGCAACCGTTGGCCTCTACGTAAAGAGGTCTGGGTTGATCAAGGCTATCGAAGAAGGTCGGGCATAAGAAAAGCCCCGGCTTTCGCCGAGGCCCTCCTTCCCCCTTGAACCCCCCACGGGCTCCCTATCATTTTACTGGTCAGTCGTCGTATTCGTCGCCTTCGCCTCGCTCGTAAGAGAGGCCGGTGCCGGATTCGACGACTTCCTTCAGATACCGGTGAATGTCATCCTCATCCCAGTCGCAGTCGTTAAGCAGAGCGTTGCCGATTGCGTTCAGGGCTTCGGAGTGATCGTCGGTCCACTCACCTGTCTCAAGGGCGTGCTCCTTGAGTTTTGTGGCATTGGACAGCAGTTCCAGCTCTGTGGTCTGTTGCTCCATCTCCTCGGCCGCCCGGGCCTCTTCGATCGTGTCCTCGTAGGCCTGCTTGTCGATGGCTATCATCAGGGCTAGGCCGAGCTTGGCGACGCCGACTCTGAGCAAGGCTACCAGGACTGACTCAAGCCAGACGATGGCGCGAAGCGTAAAGTCCAGGGCTTGGATCAACCAGAAAATGGTTACGGCGACGCCGTTAAAAAGCAGTTTTTTCATGGATTTGGGAGTAGGTGTCGTCGCCCTCGCGACCTTTGAGGATAGAGGAGGTTGGGTGGTTGATCCTAATCACCGACTTTTCGATAAAGCCCCTGATCCCCTCAACCGATGAGGTTTGCTCGTTCCAGTAGGCCTGACGGCCACGGGTCTTCGCGTGCCACAGCTCAAGGTTACCAGTCAGTGTCTGCTGACTGTTTCCGTCATCATTCCTTTCCTTTCGGAGAATCCAAACGGCATGAGAGATATGAGCGATGGCATCAGTGCCTCGGATCTGATCCAGGCCGGGTGGCTGCTTGGACGACAGGGAATCCATGCCAACACGATTCATTTGAGCCAGGACTACCAGATCGATGTCTAGCTCTTTAGCGGCTGTCATGAGGCGGTAAGCCCGCTCTTCCAGCATGGTCGCTTCGTTACTGGGCGCCCCTTTGTGACGAGCGAGGCAGTGGAAGTGATCCAGGACGACAAGGCGAAGCTCCGGGTTGCGGGCTTTCATTGAGCGCATAGAACTGACTACCGCATCGACATCAGCGCCCCAGGGAGCCTCTACTAGCAACTTCCCTCCACTGGCCTGTACTCGTGTCGCGGCCATCGCGATGTAGCCTGTGATCTTGTCCTTCTTTGATTCAGGAGGAGCCTGAATTGAGCCAGAGTAGACTATTTCTTCCTGACAGGTTGCCGTTTGCGCAGTTATGGAGGACCACAGGCGGGCGTAGATGCTACCCTCGTCAAGCTCGGCCGATATAAAGCCTACTGTAAGACCCCCCAGGGCTGCTGCGGAAGCTATCTGTACGCCAGTTTGCGTCTTGGAGCAACCCGTTCGACCGCAGAGCGTAAAAACACGACCGCCGCCAACGCCATCGGGGCGAACTCCGCCTTCCATGTCGATGTCCAGGGCAAGGATCCCCGTCGAGACGGGCTTTACGCTGGCGTTGGTATCCCAGATCCTGTCAATGAAGCCAGCGCGGCCTTCAGTGGCGTACAAGTCATCGAGCATGTCGCGATAGTTGCCCTGCTGACCGACAGACCCGCGAAGCAGGCCCAGGCACTCCATGGAACGCTGCTGGAGGAACTCAATGCTCTTCTCTAGCTTTGAGTCTGCGCGTGTCACTTGGGTGGCCATGTGTAGGGTTTCCTTGTACATGGACTTGACCCGGTTCTTTCGCAGAAGATCCAGCGCAGTGTTCCACTCTGATTTTGCTGCCCCGTAGGCATTCATGGTCTCCTTCAGTCCAAGCGTAGAAGCGGTCTTGCTCAGCTCGGACAGGGGTGCCTGGTTGTACGAGTCGACAGAGACTACGTCGGTATGCATCGAGATGATAGCCGCAACCGAGATGGTCTCAAAATCGGCATCGCCCAGGAAGATCTTGTCGATGTAGTAGCCGATGGCACCAAACACCCTGGTTGACCAGAAGTAGTCAGGGAAACGCTGCCCGTGGCCGACGCCGACGGCAGCACGCAGCTCGGACCACAGGTGACGTGCAACGCCACTAGGAGAGGACAGGACACGGCAAAGCACAATGGCCTCCTGGTCTGTCGTGTCGTCCATCTTGGCCGTAGTGGTGGGCTGCAGTTTTTCGATCAAGCGAGCTGCGCCCATGGCGGTTTCGACTGCGTCCTTGTTGCAGCCGATGATCTTGTCGCCGTCAGCCTGGAGGAGGCCCAGGTCAACGGCTTTTTGGATGTAGTGGGGGAAGTTCATGCGTTCTCCTTCTGATACCAAATGTACGAGTCAACGAGCGGAGCCTGCTGCCACTGGGGCGAATGGATCAACTTGGCGTCGGCGAACTGGCGTGGGGTCAGCTGTTCGTTAAGATAGCCGGCGAAGCACTTCCGAAGGAACTCTTCGTAACTTTCCGTAACCTCAAGTCGCTCCCGCGCAAACCTCACAGCCATGCACACCAGCGGATCACGCTTGCAGGGTGCCCATCCCTCCTTCTTGGTCTTGTCCCAGGCGGCGTCGATCTCATCGTATTCGATACTGAGCTTCTTGGCGCTTTCGGCCTGAGCCGCCTCGACCTCGTCCATCTGGCGGAACTCTTGTTCCTGGCGGCGGCGGATGGCCTCCACGTTCGCGGCACCGCGCTGCTCCTTCCGCTCGATGGTCAGACCTCTCTTGTAAAGTTTTTCAACGTTGAAGAACTTCTTGTCGTCGAGATTGGCACCGAAGCCAAAGACCTTGGCGGGAGTCATGTCCTTAGTGCTCCACCAGTCGTCGGCACCGGCGCCGCGCAGGACGGCACCAATAAAGCCGTCGTAGTCGTCGCGGTCAAGGTCCAGACGCTTGGTCTGGGTTTCGATTGCGATCAGTACGGGCAGGTTGAGGCTGCCGTCGAGCTGGAGGTAGCTTTCGGGCTTATGCTTGTTCCAGGCCTGCTTAATCAGCTCCCAGCGGTCCTTCTGGCTCAGCCCGGTGGCCTGGCGCTTGGGCTGCTCTTCGACCTCGGCAATGATTAGCTTCTCGGGCTCCGGCTGCGGCTCGGCCTCCGGCTCCTCAAGCGGGACCTGATCGAACATGGGCAGAAGCTCGATGCAGCCATCGCGGACACCTCCCTCGATCATGCCGAGCATCTTCAGTTTGCCGAGGACGGCGTCCAGGTTGCGGGTGGTGAGCTTGAGTGCAGCGGCTAGCTCCTCCTTGCCGCCTTCAAACCTGCGGGAGGCATGCAAGGACAGTAGGAGCATGTAGGCGCGGGCGACCGCGGGGTACTTCCAGATCCGCGAGTCATCCAGGAACTCGTTTGGGATCTTAGTGAAGGGCCTCTGGACCTCAAAGGCCCTCTTGACGCGGAGCATGGTGGGGGTGGCGTGGGGTATTCCCATTCTACACGCCGACACGCGAACACGTCAACACGCGAACACGTCAACACGCCGACATGCGAACACGTCAACACGCGAACACGTCAACACGCGGCGTGTAAGTCATTTACACGCGGCGTGTAAAACCACCTATATATTACAAAGACTCTTTTAAGACTATGAAAGTCAGCCATCAGGAAGCCGAAAGCAGGAGGTCGCTCTACGAGGACGGTGGCAAGGCCATCGGTGAGCTGCTATGCACCTACCCCGAGAAGGAGCCGCAGATCTGGAAGCTGGTGGCTGGTGCAGGCCTATGGACCCGTAAGGATCTGGCGGCCTTCAAGTCCCTGTGGAGGCGAGACCATCCCGTCGAGTACAGCAGGATCAAGCAGGCCAGGTACGACCGCAAGCAGCTTGCCCGGCGGCGGGCTGATAACCTGAGAAGCAAGCAACAGGAAGCCTCTGCCGAGGCCATGCCTACCAGCAAGAAGGCCCGGAAGGGGACTGATGACTGAAAAACAAATCTCGATCCTCAGAGCCGCTGGCTCCTTCGCGCTCTGCGCGGCCTACCTGACCATCACCTCTGGAGCCCTTGTCCAGGGCGTCCTACTGAACATGCTAGGCCAGGCCCTGCTCCTGCCCTTCGGACTGAAAACCAAATCCTGGGACCTCGTAGCCCTGTCGGCATTCTTCGTCGCTGTGAACCTGCGCGTGCTGATCGGCGGCTGACCCGTTATACTGAAGACATCCCCAACCTCAAGGAGGAACCGAGCATGGCTGAGATCCCCCAACTCAAGGGTCTTGTCACCAAGGACATGGTGAAGACCATCGGCACTGGCCGTTATGCCGCAGAGTACTGCCCCTGGAGCAAGATCGCCGAGCTGATGCAGAAGCATGCTCCCGGCTGGATGCCTGAGTGTGTACCGAACGCTGACGGCGACATCCTGCACCGCGCACCGGTCGGTGGCTACCTGCAGATTCGCTTCGTGCATCTCGACGGAACCTCGACCCCTGCCTACCCGCAGGCAGTCCAGGACAACCGCCACGCCGCCATCGCCTACGAAAAGATCACGGCCCGCGACGTTACCGATACCCAGCGTCGCGGTTGGTGCCTGGCCGCCGCAGCTGTTTTCGGTATCGGCGTTGAACTCTGGACACGCGACCCGCTAGAGCAAGGCTACAGCAATGCTCAGTTCGACGCAGAGGCCCTGGAGGCTGCTCCTGTAGCCCCAAAGGCTCCAGCTGCCCAGGCTGCGCCCAAAGCGGCCCCTGCAGCGGCTTCTAGTGGCACTTCTGAGGCAACAGAGGCCAGCTTTCGCGAAGCAGCCCTTGCCAAGGGCGTCGATACCCGAGCGATCGATGCCATCGTCGTCAAGCTCAACGGCAAGTGGGCCGCCGGCATCGCAACCCTCGCCAAGAAGACCGCAGAGGAGCTTAATGCCCAATACGCCCCCGCCGACGACGTGGAGCAATGGTGACCCCCTCCAGGGATTCATCCAGTTCTTCAACGGATTAGAAGTTCTAATGAGTAGGGGCTAGACAAGCCCCCTTTTTCATGGCATACTGGAACAGTAAACAAAACCTCGCGAGGTACCGATGATCGATTCCATCACCGCTTGGCTCAACGGCGCTGGCGGCTACCCGATGCTCACACCCGAGCAGACCACCCTGCTGGCTCGTAAGATCCAGGCCGCAGAGGTAGGTTCCGCCGAGCACACCAAGCTGGTCAACAAGCTTTGCCGTCATAACCTGCGCCTGATCGTCAAGTTCGCCCGCGTCTACATGAGCGGCGGCAACCGCAAGACGTCTTGGGTTAGCGACCACACCCTGGACCTGCTACAGGAAGGCTATTTCGGCCTTCGCCGGGCGGCCTGCAAGTTCGACCCTGAGCGGGGTTACACCTTCGCTACCTACGCCAGCGCATGGGTGCGTCAGGCCCTAGGTAAGTACCATGTTGACAAGCTGAGCCTGATCCGCGTGCCCGAATCCTCTGCTCGTGAGATCTTCTACTATGATAACCATGGCAAGCCCCGCAACGAAAAGGTGGCCAAGTGGGTTAAGGCTGCCAGCATGAGCGCCAAGGATGCCTATGGACTGGTCTCCTACGACAGCAAGATGGCCGACGAAGAGCATAGCCTGCTCTCCATCCTCTCAGAGGAGAACCGTCTTACCGACGGCCGCGAGGAGGCCACCTACGACCGCATCGGGCGCCTGATGACCGACCTGGGTATCGAGCAGCAGGTTCAGGATGTGATCGTCTCCTACTGCAAGCGCGGCAACCTTGACACCGCGATGGCTAAAAACAAGATGAGCGGTACCAAGGCCAACCGCGCCCTGGTGCGTGGCTCGATCGCTCTGATCAAGTCCCACTGCGCCCAGTAGACTGTAGAGAGAGGGAGGGACACCTCTCTAAAAACGCCCCCATCAAACCTTTACAAGGCATCGAACCAATGGCTTCCATTTCCCTCGCTGGTACCGTTACTGGCAAGCAGGGTGAATCCCCCGTTACTGTCAAGACCTTTGACAGCGGCGACTCCGTGGCTACCTTCTCTGTAGCCGATCGTGAATACATCTACACCAAGCCCGGAACCGAAAGCAAGGGTCA